CAAGGAAGGCCGTCCGATCTACACGGATCTGGAGATCGTCGAGATCAAGCTCGCCGCCAACAAGCAGACGACAGGCGTCTTCCCCGCGCACGCGGTCTGGAAGTGGGTCGACCAGCCGAATGGCATGCGCGAACCCGTTACCTACGCCATGCGCTTCAACGAGCAGTACAAGCGGTTCAAGGCCAACAGCTCGCAGTCGCAGACCGGCACGCCCGTCGAGGAGCTGCCGTTCCTGACGCAGGGCAAGCGCCTCGAACTGAAGGCGCTGAACATCCACACCGCCGAAACCCTCGCCTCGCTCGACGGCCAGCCGCTGAAGAACCTCGGCATGGGCGGGCGCGAGCTGAAGAACATGGCCCAAGCCTATCTCGACAACGCCGCGGCGTCGGCCGACACGACCCGCCTTGCCAGCGAGAACGAGAAGCTGCGCCAGCTCGTCGAGGAGATGAAGCAGGACGCCAAGAACGCTTCGCAGGCCAAGGACAAGAAGGCCGACGAGCGCGCGGCATCGCCCTTCGACGACATGGAGAAGGACGACATCAAGAACTGGATCGAGGAAGCGACCGGCGAGCGCCCGCGCGGCAATCCGAACAAGGACACGCTGGTCGGCATGGCGGACGAAATCAACGCCAAGCTCGCCAAGAAGCCTGACGAGGCCGCCTGATGACCCTGCTCAGCGCACTCCAGTCTGCCACTGTCCGCCTTGTCGGGCAGAAGCCGACGACGTTCTTCTCCGCAACGGACGGGATCGAGGTCGAACTGACGACCCTCGCGAACGACGTGGTGAAGGACATCGTCGGCGGGCATGACTGGCGTGCGCTGACGACGCTCGGCACGCTCATTGGCTACGATGGCGTGGCCTTCGACCTGCCGACCGACTTCGACCGGCTGCCGCGCGCCATTCGTGTGTGGTCGACCTCTTGGCCCGGCATGTTCTACAGCCCCGCCAAGACGCTCAACGAATGGTACGACCTCCAGCAGTTCTCCACGTCCGGCGCGCCCGGCTGGTGGATCTTGCTCGGTGGTCAGATGCAGATATGGCCGACCGTTCCGACCGGGACGAACGTCCAGTTCTACTACCAGAGCAAGAATGTGGTGCTCTCCGAAGCCGGCGCGGCCAAGGAGGAATTCACCAGCGACACCGACACGTTCCGGCTCAACGAGCGCGTCCTGACGTTGGGCGTCATCTGGCGCTGGCGTGCATGGAAGGGCCTCGAATACGCCGAGGACATGCGGAACTATGAGTTGGCGCTGTCGCAGGAGATCGCGTCCGACAAGGGCTCGCAGATCATCGCCGAAGGTGCCCCGCGCATTCCGGCTGGTGTCAGCGTCGCCTATCCTGGGGTTCTCGGCCAATGAGGACGCCGGTCAATCGGCCAAAGCCGCGCACGTCACGTCTGTTCTCGTTCCCCGCGCCCATCGGCGGCTGGACGGCCAACCGCAATCTGGCCCAGCCGAACGCCAATCAGGCGCCCCCGGGCGCGGCGGTGCTGGAGAACTGGTTTCCGACCGCGACAGGCGCCATCATGCGCCGCGGCAGCGGGCTCTATGCCACGCTTGGCGATGAGTCCCTGCCGGTCACGTCGATCTTCTCCTACAAGAACGGCGCGGTCGAGACGCTGTTCTCCAGCACGGCCAGCGCGATCTACGACATCAGCGTCATCCTCACGCCGTTCAACTACGCGCTCGCGACGGACGAGGACGATCTTCTCGTCACGGATGGCGGCGACAATTTCGGCGAAAGCTCGACGGTTGGCCTTGAGGTCATGACGGGGTTGTCGGGCGGCGAATGGATCGTGACGCAGTTCTCCAACGGCGGCGGGGTGTTCCTGCGGGGCGTCAATGGCGCCGACACGCCTTTCGTCTATGACGGCACGACTTTCGACACCACGCCGGCCATCACATTCGCGGTCGGCGACACGACGACGGCGGACGAGTTATCCTACGTCTGGTCGCACAAGAACCGCCTGTGGTTCATCAAGGCCGAAAGCCTCGACGCCTATTACCTGCCGGTGGATTCCATCGGTGGCGAGGCCGCCGTATTCCCGATGGGTGCGGTGTTCAATCGCGGCGGCTCGCTTCTGTTCGGCGCATCGTGGTCGATCGAGGCCGGCGATGGTCTGGCCGCGAAGTGCATCATGGTCACGACAGAGGGCGAGGTCGCCGTTTACAATGGCGACGACCCGACCGACGCGGCGAACTGGCAGATTGTCGGCGTCTATCGCGTTGGTCGCCCGCTCGGAAAGAGCGCGCACATTCGAGCCGGCGGCGATCTGGTCATTGCGACCGACGTGGGCTTCGTTCCGCTCTCACAGGCCATCCAGCGCGACTATGCGGCGCTCTCCCCGGCTGCCGTATCCTTCCCGATCGAAACGGCATGGAATGACGCTGTCGCACGTCGCTCGGGCGCTGAGTGGAAGTGCGAGGTGTGGCCGACGAACCAGATGGTCGTGGTCGCCCCGCCAACCGTCGCCGAGACATCCGCAGAGGTCTACGTCGCCAATTCCCGAACCGGCGCATGGGCAAAATACACGGGATGGGATGCGACCTGCCTTGAGGTCTTCAAGGAGCGCATGTTCTTCGGCTCGCAGGATGGCCGCGTGGTCGAGGCCAACATCACCGGCCTTGACGAGGGTGCGGCCTATACCGCCCGCTATCTGCCGCTCTTCGACGATCTGAAATCGCCGGGGTCGCTCAAGATCGCCGATCTTGCCCGCGCCACCATTCGCTCATCCATCCCGGTTCGCGATCAGGTGTCGGTGCAGTTCGATTATCAGACGCAACTGCCGACGCCGCCGGATGCCACGCTGGTGCTCTCGTCTTCGACATGGGGCGATGCGACATGGGGCGAGAGCGTCTGGGGCGAGACCACCACACCGACCACGCAGGAATCCTGGCGGTCGGTCGGCGGGTCCGGCTACACCCTGGCGCCGGCTGTGCAGGTGACGAGCGGCGCCAACGTCCCGCTGGATGCCGAGATCGTCCGCGTCGATGTCACCTTCTCCACGGCGGATATCGTCACATGACACCGCTGTTCGGGCATAGCGCGACGGTCTCCCGTTTCGTTGCGGATCTCATTCCGGGGCTCGAACGGGGATTTGGCGAGAACCAGTCGATCGGCGTCATCGACAAAGACGGCCAGCTCGTGGCGGGCCTCGTCTATCACAACTGGGAACCGGAAGCCGGCATCATCGAAATCTCCGGCGCCTCGACAACGCCTCGCTGGTTCACCCGGCATATCTATCAGGTGATGTTCGATTATCCGTTCCTGACCTGCGGATGCCAGATGATCGTCCAGCGCAACTCGGTGAAGAACGAGCACCTGAACGCCATCCTTCGCCGATGGGGATATAGCGAGCACCTGATCCCCCGCATGAAGGGGCGCGACGAAGACGGTATCGTCTTCACCTTCACCGATGACCAGTGGGCCGCGCACCCGAAGAACCTCCGCAATATCGCCACGCTCGAAAGGGCCGCATAATGTCCAAGCCAAAGGCCCCGAAGGCCCCCGATCCGCGCGAGACCAGTGCGGCGCAGACCGGGACGAATATCGGCACGGCGATCTCGAACGCCTTCATGGGCAACGTCGATCAGGTCACGCCCGATGGCACCCTGAACTACGACCAGACCGGCACCTACAAATACACCGACCCCTATACCGGCCAGTCCTACGACATCCCTAAGTTCACGGCCACGCAGACGCTATCGCCGCAGCAGCAGGCGACGAACGACCAGAACCAGCAGGCGCAGTTCAACCTCGCGTCCATTGGCAACAACCAGTCCGCGTTCCTCAACGACTATCTGAGCAAGCCCGTCGATCTCAACAACGAGGCGACCGAGGCGCGACTGTTCGAGTTGGGCTCCAAGCGGCTCGATCCGCGGTTTGCGCGCGAGGATGAGGCCCTGCGGACCCGCCTTGCCAATCAGGGCATCCAAGAGGGCTCGGCGGCCTATGACGCGGCCTACAACAACTTCGGCCAGTCGAAGAACGACGCCTACAACCAGCTTCTCCTGACGGGGCGCGGGCAGGCAACGCAGGAAGCGCTGACGGAACGCAATCAGCCGATCAACGAAATCTCTGCGCTCCTGTCCGGTTCGCAGGTGTCTCAGCCGAGCTTCGTCAATGCGCAGATGCCGCAGATCCCGACGACCGACAACGCCGGGCTGATCCAGCAGGGCTTCCAGAATGAGATGGGCGCCTACCAGCAGAAGAACGCGCAGCGGCAGTCGCTCCTGGGCGGCATGTTCGGCCTGGGCAGCTCGCTCATCATGGCATCCGATCGACGCCTCAAGACCGACATCAAGAAGGTCGGCGAGGTCGATGGCGAGAAGGTCTACCGCTACCGCTACAAGGCCGGCGGCCCGATGCGCCTCGGCGTGATGGCGCAGGACATCGAGAAGAAGCAGCCCGACGCCGTCCTGACGATGGCCGATGGTCACAAGGCGGTCGATTACGGCAAGGTCTTCGGTCTGGGAGCGGCGTAAATGGCAGTTCCGTCCTTCATCTTCGGCGGGGATACGAATATCTCCTACGAGGATTTGCAGCGTCGCCGGAAGATCGCCGAGGCCATTGCCGGGCGCAGCCTGTCCGCGCCGCAGAACGTCGGCGAGGGGCTGGCGGCTGTCGGCAACGCGCTGGCCTACCGCTTCGAGAACTCGCGCCTGAACAAGGCCGAGGCGAGCGGCAAGGAGAAAGCGTCCAGCCTGTTCGGCAGCATCATGGGCGGCATGGGTGGCGGCGCCTCTGGTGGGGCAGAGCAGCCGGCTGCAACCATTGCGCCCTCGGCACAGACAGCGGGTTCCGGCTTCGATACGCTCCCGGCCAGTGCTCAGGGCCTGCGGGGCGGCATCGAGGAAACGGCGTCAGCCCTTGGCATCGACCCCGTCGACCTTGCAACGGCCATCTCCTACGAGACCGGCGGCACGTTCGATCCGACCAAGAAAGGCCCGACGACGCAGTGGGGCCAGCACCGCGGCCTGATCCAGTTCGGCGAGCCGCAGGCGCAGAAGTACGGCGTCAATTGGGATGACCCGGTGGGCTCTCAGCTTGGCGCAAACGGTGCCGTAGCGAACTATCTTCGCGATACGGGCGTCAAGCCCGGCATGGGTCTCCTCGACGTGTACAGCGCCATCAATGCCGGCGGCGTCGGCCGATATGACCGCAGCGATGCGAACAATGGCGGCGCACCCGGAAGCGTCCGCGACAAGGTCGAACAGCAGATGGCCGGCCATCGTGCGAAGGCCATGGCGCTGTTCGGCGGCGCAGGGCAGGGCGGGGCAACCGAAGCGGTCAATGCCATGGCGCAGCCTCAGCAGGTCGCATCCGCCGATCCGTCCTTCATGCCAGCAGCACAGGCACAAGACCCACGCGCGCTGGTGGCTCAGGCGATGCCACAGCAGGCCGCACAGCAGCAGGACGCTTGGCAGGGTATGCGTGAGCCCACCGCACAGCCGCGGCCCGTCCAGCGCGTCGCACAGGCCATGCCGCAGCAGGGTGGCGGTGGACCGGACCCGCGTCTCATCCAGGCACTGTCCGACCCGTATATGTCGGACGGCCAGCGGCAGGTTCTCGGCGCGCTTCTCAAGCAGCAGATGTCGGCCAATCAGCCCATGTCTCCGCTGGAGCAGGTGCAGATGCGCAAGCTCCAGATCGAGACCGAGCTGTTGCAGAACCCGCGCATGGACCCGGCGGACGCAGCGCGTCTGGAGTTCGACCGCGAGAAGCTGGACCGCGAAGAGCAGAAGCTGACCAACGTGCCGGCGGGAACGACGGTGTTCGATCCGAAGACTCGGCAGCCGGTGTATACGGCGCCGACCAAGCCGGACACGCTGTCGCCGGAAGCGCTGTCGCAGCAGATGGAACTGCGAGCGGCCGGAAAGGCAGAGACCAATATCAACGTCGGCGAGGGCAACAAGTTCTACGAGACGCTCGATGCAGGCAATGCCAAGATCTTCAGCGGCCTCTCGGAAGCTGGCGTGACGGGACAGTCGAAGCTGGCCCAGATCGACCGGCTCGAAGGCTTGCTGAACAGTGCGCCACAGGGGGCCGCCGCAGTGCTGAAGCAGGCCGCTGGCGAATACGGCATCAACACCGAGGGCCTCAGCGATATCCAGGCGGCGCAGGCGCTCATCAACGAGCTTGTCCCGCAGCAGCGTCAGCCGGGCTCCGGCCCGATGTCCGACGCCGATCTTGCCTTGTTCAAGCAGTCGCTGCCGCGTCTCGTCAACCAGCCGGGCGGCAACAAGCAGATCCTCGACACCATGCGGGGCATCACGCAGTACCAGATCGAGATGGGCCAGATCGCCGACGCCGTCGCAGACCGCGCGATGACGCCCGCACAGGCGCGTGAAGCGATCCGTAGCCTGCCGAACCCGCTGGCTCAGTTGCGAGGGCAGGGTGGCGGCTCTGGTCAGCCACAGGCCGCACCGGAACCCGGCAACTATCGCTGGAACCCTGAGACGAACCAGGTGGAGCCGATGTAATGGCGGAAATCCGAATCACCGGGCCAGATGGATCGACATTCTCGTTCCCGGCAGGAACGCCCGGCGATGTGATTTCCAGCGCAATGCAGGGCCACTACGGCAGCGCGGCCCAGCCGAAGCTCGACAGTGCGCAGATGCAGGGGCTGGCGCGAGGCCGGGCCAATGCAGAGGCCGGCATTCGGCCAGAGCTTCCCGCGGGCACTCCGACGCCCGATCAGGATATGGCCCGCATCCGTCGCACACAGAGCGGCGCGACGGGCACTGTGGGTGACGTGGCCGGCCAGTTCATCGGCGGGCTTCCGTTTGTTGGCGAATATGCGGACGAGGCCATCGGTGCCATTAATGGACCCGAAGCGCGCGACAGGATGCGTGCGGACCAGTCGACGTTCGAGCAGGACAACCCCGGCACGTCCATGGCGCTGCGCACCGCTGGCGGCATCGCCGGGACAGTCCCGATGGCAGCCGCAGCCGCTCCGTTGGCCGCGGGCATGGTCCCGGCATCGCTCGGCGGGCAGGTTCTCGCGGGCGGCGCAACCGGCATGATTGGCGGCGGCGTCGAGGGCGCAGTCTCGGGCTATGGCAGCGGCACTGACAGC